GGCTGGGCTTTCTACGATTTGATTGAACTGGAAAATCAAGAAGCTGGCAATGGACGAGCAGGCATAGGCATTCATGGCGGAGGAAGTGCGCTTGGATGGCCTGGAGCATGGGCCCCTAATCAAAAGCTTGTGTCAACATGGGGCTGCGTTCGTTGCAGGAATTTCGATCTTATTCACAAGATTTTGCCTCTGTATAAGAAAGGCGCTGTCTTTTGTTCGGTTTTCCAAGAAAGTTAATAGACCCTTTGCTAGCTTGGGCAAATGGATGGCGAGCGTTGATTTACATAAGTCTGTGTCAATAGTTACAAAAGAGCCTGGCCGTTTTGACTACGCTGTAGCAGCCGATCCCTGCTGGCCATGGCTGTTCTGGTTGCGAGCTGTGGTCTTGTTGTCGCGAAGGTGAAAGGACGGTGAGCAGAGAGGATATTCAGGCTCTAGTCAGTCAAGCGATTCGCGCTCACGAATTACGAGTTGCATTTTGGTCTGGCTTGCTGGGCGCAGCCTTGCTGCTCGGGACCTGGCACGCTATCTGGTTGCTCGCTACTGTTAGCCCACTTGCGATGCGCTAATGCTTTCAACAGCCTATCGCTTAAGGCTTCAGGGAATTTGTAATCGCATTGCTAGTCAGCAACCAGTTGAATTAGCCGATCGCATCTGGGCGCAAAAGCTGGCTGATGCCAACCAAAGCGCCGCAACGATGCTTAGGCAGGCTCAACGTCGCTCGCAGGCTCCAGAGATGCCTGATGGAGGCCTTGACGACTTCCTGAACCGCCTAGACATTGGAGGAGTCGGAGAAGACGCCAGGGGGGTGAGGCGGTTCAACAGTCCCGATGAAATTGCCGATTGGTTTAGACGCGAAAAGCGCAATGACTGGCAACGACGCGATTGAAATGCAACGCAAATTTAGAAAAGGTCGCCAACTGCAAATAGTTTCGCAACAGGCTTGATTTTATTCATGATTCTTTCGCACTCTTGTTTAATAAATTGCTGACTTGTTTCATTCGCTGCAGCTATTTCCTTGATTGTCATTGGATCAGTCCCTATTCCGTACTTTTGCTTAATTAGCTCTCGCTCTTCGTCTGGAAGCGCATTTATGAGCCTTGTCGCAAATTCCATTCTTATCATTGAGTCTTCTCGATCCCTGGCGTCTTCTTCTTGATCCGCTGCGATCAATTTCAACGAGCAGCCTTGTTCGCCGTCTGACTCAAGACCATGATCAAAAGACCCCGCTGCCACGTCCAGCAATAAAATCTTTTCGACTCGCTCCAGCTTTTCTTCCATCTCGCTGGCAATTTCTGACATAGTCGGCTCTTTTCCAAGTTTTAATGACAATACTGCCTTGGTTTTTGCGATTTGCTTGACTGCTTTCTGAATATTAGCTGGAATTCTTATAGTCTTTTCTTGATGCTCACTTGCTCTTGCAATTGCTTGCCTTATCCACCAGTAAGCGTATGTGCTAAACTTGTATCCTCTTCCGGGCTCAAACTTTTCGGTCGCTCTAGCAAGCCCAATGGCGCCTTCCTGTATTAGATCCTGAGTTGACATGTGAGTTTGAGTTGTTTTCACTCTTCCGACAATCGTAACGACAAGCCTCATATTTGCTGAAATCATTCGATTTCTTGCTTTTAGGCCTTTGCGTATGATTTGTCTTGCCTCTGGTGTCAACTCTTTCACAAAAGCGGCAATATTACTTTGCAAAATCTGTCCCTCAAACCCACTACTTTCTAAAGTTCTCATCATCTCTTGCACACTATTTCCAAGTATTATCTCTTCATCGCACGTCAACGTTGGAGCGCGAGCAATGTCCCTTAAGTGATCATCGAGGCTCATCAACGTTGCATTGCTTATGACAGCCTTGGAACGAGTTAATCTTGAAAATCATCTCACTTCAAGCTGCTGACGAATGGCAAGCAGACTTGCGCTAGCCACCTAAAACAGTACAGGTCCGCCCAGCCTCGGTCAAGCTCCAGGACTTCTATCCGCCGCCTCAGAACTCGCGCAGGGCTAATGGCAGCTCCAACTGCAGGCGGTTCCCATCCTCCACCAATGGCAACAGATTTTTTGTTGACATATGAATCATCGGGACTAAATAAGTTTTGCCCTTGAGTTGACAAAAATAATGGGGGAGCGGAGAAGCGGTTTTAGCAATTTCCTCGATTGCAAGAGTCTCGGTGCCAAAAAATCTGGCATAGACGATGTCGCCAGGATAAAATTGCTCAAGGTTGCTGACAGATTCCATCATGCTTGATAAATGGCAGAACTTTAAGATCTTAAAGCTTGCAGGCCAGGGCGTCAAGAAACCGCAAGGCTAGTTGGCTCGGGCCAGTGACAAGCCGGAGACGCCGTTGCTGCTGGCACTCCACCAGACCCCTCCAGCAGGGCCGGGAAGACGCTTCTGACCGTTCTGAGCGCCCATTCCCTGGCAAGGGGGTGCGAAAGCTCAGGGAGGGCTGACAGAAGACTTGAGATGCCTTGCGCCCAGCTTGCACCCGAATGTTGCCTTGCTGGCTCCCGCGTGCTACTATGGATGAGTTAATCGCAAACTCTTATGCCAACGCCACTACCTCGTCTTGTTGTTGGGATTCCAGAAGATACGCGCCAGCAGCTCCGTGTATTAGCCGCAGCTCATCATCGAAGCATTTCTGGCGAAGTAATAGCGGCGCTGGAGCATTGGTTTGCAACCAACGCAACAGCCGCCAAGCCATCGAATTGGTATCAGCAAATGACACGATCAGTGAGGCCTGGGGAAGTGTCAAAGGAGGAAGAACAATGACACAGATTACAGGCCAGCAGCCTTTTACAGCACTCCCAAACTGGATTTTTCACAAACAAAAAGTTGAGCCTGGCTGGCTTTCAGCTTACGAACTTGCAATTTTGCTGGCTCTCCAGCATTTTGCAAATGGAGTGAGTTCAGGGAGCTGCGTGTTTCCTAGCTATAAAACTCTTTGCGTTTATGCGGGTATAAGCAGAAATTCTGCAATCAAGTCCATTGTTCTTTTGCAAGAAAAAGGTCTTATCAGAAAAGAGGCGAGACACAGCGAGAATGAACAAAAAACAAATGTCTATCATTTAGTCTTTTGGGACGGGGATCAAACCCAGTCCACTACGCGCACCCCCCAGTCCACCACAGAGGCCGGGGGTAGTTCAGGAGATGGACTACCCCAGTGCGCCAGCTGCACCCGAACAAGAACCATTGAACAAGAACCATCTAACAATATAAACCCCCCTATATCCCCCCAGCAGCCAAAGCGACTTCCAGCAGGGGTAGAACTGCCTGACTGGCTGGAGCCTTGTCGCAAACACTTGATGCAATGGCTTTGCAGTAGACAAAAGAGATATAAGCTCAAACCAGAACTTACAAGTTCTACTATGCGTGCTCTTGAATATGCGAGGGATGCTGGAGTTCTTGAAATTTACTGCGAGTACGTTTCTGAAAGAAACTGGCAGTCGCTAGGCTTTGCTGGTCATAGAGATACCATTGAAAAACTTGCAAAAGAAAATGGCATGGCAACCAAAGCATCAAGCCAGAGCAAGCCAGCAATGTCACCAATTGTTTACACCTTAAATTGAATGAGTGAAAAAATTTCTGCAATTGTGTCTCAGATGGACACATGGGATACGAGTGAAATAGAAAATTCTTTTTTATCTTCTTGCATTTTTTATCTTGAAAATGAACAGGGTTCTCCAGCAGAGCTTTGTGAACTTGCAACTCAGGTCGATCAAGAATGGTTTGCTGAGACCCACAAGAAAGCTTTATTTCACATAATAAAGAAAATTGCGCTTGATTCAGTTAAATCTTCCATGGTGGTGCCAGGAAGCATTGCCGTGATGGCGGAAAAGTTGCTCTCTCAGATGGGATACCAGGATGAATGCTTGTATGTTGAAGAAGTTGCAAAGTCACCCTCAATGTTCTTTAGCGTTGAGTCCCTGCATTCTGTTATCCCTCTTTGGAGGGTGAAACTTGCAAGGCAGGGCCTCAGGGCTAATGCGGAGAAAATCATTGCAGCCCTTGCTGGAGTTCCTGATCAAAAGATTTTTGAAGAAGAGATTCCGTCTCTAATAGAAAACCAGCAAGAGATATGGTATAACGCTTCTACAATAGACAAAAAAGACGATGACTGGAATTCTTCTATCCAAGAAGCTCTTTCAGTCTTGCCAAAGGATATTGTAATTCCTACTGGTTTGAATGTACTTGATGAAGCGATACAAGGCGGAGTTGCTAAAAGAAACTCGCCATATTCAGGTCGCCTGCTGGTAGTAGCTGCAAGGCCTGGGATGGGCAAAAGTACATTTGCCATTCACCTTGCAACTGTGTTGGCCGATGCGCATTGTGACGTCGCCTTCTTTAGTTTAGAAATGTCAAAGAAACAAGTTCAATACAAATCCATTGCCTGTTTTGACTATATGAATCTGAGCTATCGGAAGGAACTTGTTGATCCGATCCGATCTCATAACTTGAGGTTAAGAAGTTACACTTCTGCCCAGAGAGCGAGACTAGAAAGCTACTCTAGTCGTGAATTAGTCAAAAGATTGCACATTTTTGACGCCTCTGAGACAATTAGTACAATTTCCGCTAAAATCAAGCTTCTCGCAAAAACCAGGAAAAATCTTTCGACTGTTTTTATTGACTACTTGCAGCTCATAGAAGGCTGTTCTGGGGATGCTCAAAATACAGAAGCATCTAACATCGGCAATGTTACAAGAGCTTTGAAAAAACTTGCCACAAGCCTTGGCATAGATATTTTTCTATTGAGTCAAGTTAATAGGGGGGTGGAAAATAGAAGTGATAAAATGCCAAACATGGCAGATCTTCGCGCTTCTGGTAGAATTGAAGAAGACGCCGATATTGTAATGTTTCTTCTTAGGCCAAATTATTATGACAAAGAAAAAGACGAATATGAGCTGGCCATTTCTGTTGCCAAAAATAGGCATGGAATGTGTGGCACGCTTCAGTGTTGCATAGATCTTCAGAGTTCTGTCATTTTTGAAAGGTATTCTTTGTAATGGCGCAGATTAACTGGAGTGGTATTTTCGCCAGGCTCCCGGAACTTGAGGCACCTGGGTATCAGGAGACCTTGCAAAAGATAAGGCAAAGCCAACCCGATTACGAGGTTGAACGTTTGAAAACAAAAATGCAGCTAATCAACAAAGAAAAGCAAAGTGCCAAGACTAAAAATCGAAGTAAAATTGCTGCTCAAAAATCAATGGCCCCAAATAGCGTAAATCCGTTGTTCAGCGTCAATGAAGGCCGGTGCAAGAAGCGGTAGGCACTGAGGCGCGTTCTCAAGAATTGTATGACGAATCTTTGCCATGTCCCTCAAAAGTTCATTAACGTCCGCTGGCATTTTTGGTGTGCCGTTCATGATTTGAATCTTCAGTGTTTTCGCTGCTGGACCTGGGCTCTAGCCTCCCGTCCGGCTTTGAAAGCTTAGCGCCGTTCACCACTCTGGTTC